CCTTCGGATCAAAGGGATTAGCTCGTGCCATGATTAACCAATGATAGGTGCAGTGTGTGTAGCAAGGTCAAGTGGGAAGTTGTGCGCATTACGTTCATGCATCACTTCAAAACCAAGACCAGCTCGATTAAGAATGTCAGCCCAAGTGTTGATTACCTTCCCTTCAGAGCTGACAAGGCTTTGGTTAAAGTTGAAGCCATTAAGATTGAAAGCCATGGTCGAAACGCCCAGAGCAGCAAACCAAATACCAACAACAGGCCAAGCAGCAAGGAAGAAGTGAAGGCTACGGCTATTATTGAAAGATGCATATTGGAAGATCAGACGTCCAAAATAGCCGTGAGCAGCGACAATGTTATAGGTCTCTTCCTCTTGCCCAAATTTGTAACCATAGTTCTGCGATACTTCCTCAGTTGTTTCACGAATCAAAGACGAAGTGACAAGACTTCCATGCATCGCACTAAAGAGTGATCCGCCGAACACACCTGCAACACCAAGCATATGGAAGGGATGCATGAGAATGTTGTGTTCAGCTTGGAAGACAAGCATGTAGTTGAACGTCCCTGAAATACCGAGAGGCATAGCATCAGAGAACGATCCCTGCCCAAAGGGATAGACCAAGAACACTGCCGTAGCGGCAGCAACGGGTGCGGAGTATGCGACAAAGATCCAGGGCCTCATCCCTAGTCGATAGCTAAGTTCCCACTCTCGTCCCATGTAAGCATAGATGCCAATGAGGAAGTGGAACACTGTGAGTTGGAACGGACCCCCATTGTAGAGCCATTCATCAAGTGAATGAGCTTCCCAAATTGGGTAGAAGTGTAGTCCGATGGCATTGCTGCTCGGAACGACGGCTCCCGATATGATGTTGTTTCCATACATTAAACTCCCAGCAACGGGCTCTCGGATGCCATCAATATCGACAGGGGGAGCCGCAATGAATGCAATAATAAAACATGTAGCAGCGGCCAACAAGGCTGGAATCATGAGGACTCCAAAGTGACCGATATAAAGACGGTTGTCTGTACTGGTTACCCAGTTAAGATAAGAGTCCCAGGGGTTAACCTGAGACTTAGGTGCTGCAATAGCAGTAGTCATGAAGTTAATTAAGACGTGTTACTTTAACTCGCCCAACTCCAGAGGCAGTGAGACCGATAGTATCAGCCGCACCTTTACTGAGATCAAGTCCCCTACCATATACGTAGGGTCCACGATCATTGACCGTCACCACGGCACACCTCTTAAGACATACACGAAGTCGTGTGCCAAAGGGGAGTGTCTTGTGCGCTGCAGTAAGGCCGTTTTGATCATATCTAGAGCCACTAGCTGTATATCGTCCATTGAAACCTGGACCATACCAACTAGTGATCACTGACAGAGTAGTTAGAAGAGGGATCATAATAAGTAAGCGAAGGACTTTATTATCTCCATCTACACATTCCCGTTAGGGAAGATTCCACGTAAATACGCGCAAAATACGTGGAATGTTACCGATCGGGTTTACTTCTTTTTAGCTGTTTTAGCTGCCTTCTTGAATTGAGCAGCAGTAGGAGCACCAGGTGAACCAGGCTTCCTCATCTTCTCATTAGAACCAGCTTTGATGCGCATACGCTTATCACGAATGTTAGCGTACAAACCAGGCTTAGCCATTTAACATTTCCATTTACGGAGGGCTAGTGCTTTGCGAGTAGGTCTACCCTTCTCGTCTTTCATCGGTCCCTTGACTCCACCCATACGGGCACAGAAGGAACGCTTACGTGGTCCACCCTCAGGCTGTGGAGCCTTTAGGTTGGAGCCAGTAGCTTTGTTGTATTTAGCACGACCGGCAGCCGTAAGGCCACCAGTACGTGATTTATGTACGCCAATCTTTAAGCTGACGTTACTTTTTCTTTGTGCCATTTCCTTTATGGCCCTTCTTACCGCAAGACATTAAAATACTCCAGGAATGATTTGACCAGTTACGATATAAGCGCCAATAGCAGCCACAAAGCCAAGCATAGCAAGGCGACCATTGAGGAGTTCAGCACGTTCGTTATGAGGCACAGTGTAGGATTCGTCGGTATACATGGTGGGTTCTTTAGCGAAGATGTTAGTGTCGTTCATCAAAATTCAATGTTGGATCGTTCCAGTTTATCTGCTACATCAGCACGATAGGCTGGATCCTTATCGTAACGAGGGTCGCTCATTGCTGCAACTAGTTCAGCTTGTGAACGGAAGGCATCACCAGCATTGCGAGGAGCATTGCCAGTAAGCATCTCACCGTCATAACCAACAGCATCTTGATAACGTGCATTCAATGCTTGTGCAGCAAAGAACATAGCAAGAGGATCACCACGATCCATAACAGCATCATACATAGCCACCTCTTGCTCAGATAGATTTTGACCAGCCCATTGAATCATGTTCTGGTACTCTTCATTGCCACCAACTGACTCTTGAATCTGTTCGATATCAGCAGAAGTAGCTTGAGGAGTTTGAGTAGAGCCTGCCTTTTCAAGGAACATGTTAGCCACATCAACTGGGTTCATGCTCTCTACCTGATTGACTACTTCAGGGTCCCACTCACCAGTGCGGTAGGACTCCATGATAGTATCATAGAGATCAGACTCTTTCCCCTCTTCGGGTGGTGCCTCCTCTTGCACCTCTTCGGTAGCCTCTTCTACCTCAGGCTCTTCCTTGCCGCTGAGACGTTTCTGTAGCTCAAGGTAGCCACGCTCCAACTCCTCTGCTGACTTGTACTTACCAGCCAGAAGTTGTTGCTCTTGTTGAGCTAATTGCTCACCAACTTGCAGTGAATCAAGCTCTTCAGCAGAGAATTCACCCTCTGCTTGTTCGTACGGATTAAGTGTAATTTCGTTTGCCATTTGCTGTGATAACGGTTAGATTTCCAAGACCTACAGTCTTAACGAAATCGGGGGAACGACCGATGGTGGGTTCACCTACCTTAGTGCGCTTCATATAAGGTGCAGCTTCAGTAGGTTGATCATCAACTGTGTCAACCGAAGGGACTTCCTCCGGGGATGTTGCTTTCTTGCTCGATCTCTGGGATCTCGTTGGTGTTTGTTTGTTCATTTGATCCATTCAATAGTTGTGGATTCTTTGTAGGATCCATCAGTGGAGCTTTAGCCATGTTAGGTGCCTGCTTGAGTTGCTCCATCTCCATAGCTTGCTGTTGAGCAGCCTGCTGTTCCTGTTGTACTTGACTCATGGACTTAACCAGGTTCAGTACATCAATGCCTTGAGCAGCAGCAAGACGCTTAACAGCTTCATCTACATTAAGGTAGGTGCCAAGAGCTTCAGGTCCAAGTGTTTGTGCAATGACCGTAAAGAACTGAGTTAGTGACTCACGATCTTGTCCTCTACCAAGTGCATTGATACCAGCAACAATAGTAGGACGTACAAGGTCCTTAGGAATACGTGGAATCTCTTGTGTCTTCTGTAGTACAGAGAGCTTACGATTCAGATACGGTACCAGAAACTCAACAGTGAGTAGCGAGAATAGGCCACCAAGTTGTTGCTCTAGTTCCATCTGAGTCATGCGTACTTCCTCAGCTGTAGTGCGTTCACTATTCCTTACATTGAGGATAAGGAAGGCTTCACTGAGTCGTCGCTCCAATACACTAGCCATCTCCATAGCAGTACGGAAGTCAGCTGTCTTACCAACCTGCACAACACTGATGTCATCAGGACGACCCTGAATGATGGCTCCATTGCCCGCAGCAGAGAGTGTCTGGGGCTTGGTAGTACTAGAGGGGGACACGGTAAAGACGACCTTAGCGGCGACTGCGGAGCCCTCTACGAGTGCTTGCATAAGTGCTTCCAAGGAACGTAGGTCACCGAGGAACTCCTCTACTCTACCACGTCCAAAGGGTTCACCATCGACTACATTGAATCGAAGTACCAACCAAGGATTAGCATCTAGTGGTGCCTTACCTTGGGAGCCAGGAATGATCTTATCGAATACTTCCTGGTGCCATACAAGACGATTGTTATCTCGCCTTACATGTGTGTAAACATCTACGTCCTCTTCATTATCAGCTCCATCCTCACCAGGTGAGTTAACAGGAAGGCTAGTGTTAATGAGCGGTGCTAGTAGTTTACGACTGATGCGTTCACGTGTAACGATCTCTAGGATGTCACCGTTACCATCTCTATCTACGACATAGCGATTCAATGGATACAGCTTGAGCCCCTTAGGACCCATGTAAATCAAGGCATTACCACCAACCACCAGGTGCTTAAGAGCTTGGTGTACGGTAACTCGATCGCTTGATGCTGCAATAATTTCCATGACAGACCTCTCCATCTTAGCGAAAGAGATATCAAGGTCTGATCGTGCTTCTGCTGGAAGATCTACACCGATCTTTGAATCATCAATCTGTAGCTTAAAGAAGCTGGTTTGAGGAGGAAGCAACGCAAGCATCAACTTAGATGCAAGAGTCACCACACCTTTAGCGCCAACGCTTTGCCATGGTGTAGTCAACTTAAGATTTGTTGACCGTCCTACATCATCATCCTGTTGGATGAGAGTTGGTAGGGTCAATTGGGAGCACTGTACAGCTGTGTCTAGAAACGTGGAACGATACTTACTTAGATAATCGTATCTTGTTTTAGCTGACATTATTAATATCCTAGAACATTACTTGTGGGAGCCACTCGTGTAGAAGCTAGACTTTGAGCTTGCCGCCCAGCCAATTTACGGCTGCTTTGTTTACGTCGGAATCCAGTAGCCCAACTAGATAGATCTGCACCGATACCACCGAAACCTAAAGTACTTGCTTCTTTGGCTTGATCTGGTGCCATAGGAGTTTCTGGGGTAGTTTCATTAGACAATGTAGTGGATGCTGTTGCAGCTTTAGTTTCTGGACTGACGGTACTTGTAGTAGCACCACCTTTTGGTACTCCTTTATTGGTAGGAGTGTACTCAAATTTTTTACCAAAGCCTCGTACGGTAGGCTGTCCACTAGGTCGAATAGCAGTTCCACCCATCATCAAGCCTGTACCAGGAGTTGCTTTGGTTCCGCTAAGAATATCACCGCGACTGCCAATCATACCTTGCAGTGCTGCGCCAATCTTACCAGTACCGAACTTAGACTTTCCTCCATACATAGATCCTACCAAAGAATCATATGTGAACGGCTCTTTCTGAGCTTGATTGATCAACATGTTAGCGGCACCGGAACTTAGATTGATTCCAGTACGACCACGTGACCTAAGCCTTTTGTTAGTTCTATCTAAGTTCTGAATAAGTTGACTGCTGGATTTATCAGAAGCTTTTGTAAGCGCTCCAATCTCTTGCTTACTAATAGTACCACCAGTAGATCCTGCAATCTTAAGCATCTCTCCAATGCCTTTTGCATCTCTGTAACTAGAAGCTTTGTTTGTAGACTTAGCAGAAGTTGATGAGGGTGTCATACCACTTCCAAACAAACTATCTAAGCTAAATGCTGATGCTGGGCGACCAGACATAGCAACTGCTACATCGCCACCAGTATTAACTGGATCTTGACTTCGATACCACGCACGAAGGTCTTCGTCTGTACCTCCACCTGCTACCCAAACGCCGCCACCAGTAGCCGGATCATAACCAGCTTGTCCAGGCATCATAGCTCCTGGAACAAAACGAGTATTAAATGTTTGGCCAGTACCGAAATCTGTATGTGTTGCTGGTATATTAGATGGACGAGGGGGAGCCTGTGTAACTATAGGTGTGCCAGTCGGTTGACTATAGGTTGGAGCTGCGCTAGAACGCCCAACTGATTGGGCAGTACGTGAGCTTGGATTAGATGCAGCGAATGCTTGTTGAGCAGCTTGACTTGCTCCAGCTTGACTTTTTCCGCCTTGCTTTTTAGCCATTGTTCTCTTCGTTGAGTTGGTGTTGAATCCACTCGACCACAGAACGTTGGCCAGAGC